CGGCCGCCGAGGGTGATTTTCTCATCCATCGGTTCACTCGCTCAGCCAGATGTTGCCGATGTTGCCGGCGACGTCGGCTGCGGCCTGGAAGTCGAACTCGGGGACCATGAAGTCCTCGTTCTTGAAAGCGAGCGAGAGCTTGGGAGAGATCACGGAGTTCAACTCGACGTTGAGAGTCTTGCCCTGGTACTGCTCGTTCAGGACCAGCTTGAAGGTCGGCTGCGAACCCATCAGCAGATTGCTGAGCGCGATGCCGTTACCGCTGGTCGTGGTGTAGGTGTAGGTGAACAGCAGATTGGCGCCGGCGTCGCCCGCGCTGAAGGTGTAGACGCCGCCGGTCACGGTGTACTGGCCGGTCGTGGGAGAACTCGCCACCGGCGTCAGCATCGCGGCGGTTGACGCATAAGCGACGCCGAGATCGGCGACGAAGCTGGAATGGTTGTTCACGGTGACGGTGTAGGCCGAGGCCGCAGGGACGGTCTGCACTTCGCCTAGCTGAGTCAGCGTGTTGCCGCTGTAGAGCGTCTGGCCGAAGAAGATGTTGTTGAAATTGAGCGCGTTGATGCGCGCAGCCTTGGCCTTGCCGGTGATCTTGAGCGCGCCCCGGGCGAGTGCGGCCGGGGCCTGGAACTGGCCGGTCAGTTCCTTGATGGCGTAGCTGATGTCGAGCTGAACCTCTTGCAGCGTGCCGAACTGCGCCGGCGCGGCGAGGGTGGTATCGGTTCTGAGCGCGATCAACGCGCCGATCCCGAACGAATATTGCGTCATGGACCGTGTCTCCTCGGTAAGATTGCAGTGGGGATTTTCAGGGAACGAGGATGTCGACCGGGACGATCGCGTAGGCGTATTCGCCCAAGAGGCCTTCGTCGGTTTCGATCTTGCCGTTGATGGTGACGCGCCGGGCGAGGCCGTTCAGGGTCTGGACTTGCGCCGGGTCGGCGGCGCCGAACGCGCCTTCGACTGCATCGAGCAGCGGGCTCAGCAGCGACGAGGTCGGGAAGCTTTTGTCGCCGGAATGGGCATAGAGAACGAGCTCAACGTGCATCAGCCGCTTGAGGGGCTGCATCCCGGTCCACTCGATGGTCTCGCCTTTGTAGATTTGGAACAGAGCCGGGCAATTGCCTGCGCCCACTTCCTGCGGCGGCTTCAGGCGGCGGCTGGCGAGTTTGATGGTGGACAGGCCGGAGGTGTTGGCGGTCAGGAGCGTGAACAGGGCCGCCTGGATCGCTTCTCGGTTCATTTCTGCCAGGCCTCGCTCAGCGCCGCGGACAACCGGCCGGGGACCGTGCGTCCAATTTCGGCGACGGCGGCACGCAGGTAGGAATGAGCCGGATAATCGACTCGGCGGGAGAAAGCGCGGACTGTCACATCCCTGGAGATGACAGCGCGGCCGAAGGCCCGGGTCTGCCGTCGAAGATGGGCGCGGACGCTCTCGATGCCGGAAAAGCCGTATTCCTGGAACGCGGCATAGGGCGTGTCGGCTGTCACCAGGATCGAAAGTTGAGTCGTCTCATCGACGCTGCTCTTGAGCGATGCCCTCAGACCGCCGGTGCGTTGTTTCAGGACCGACCCGGAGAGATTGCGGTCGGCGGCTTCGTAGAGATCGGCGGCGATCTGGTCCGCTTCCTGCCGCACCGCGCGTTGCGCGTCGGGCACCAGAGACGCGAACTCAGCGGCGATCGCACCCGCGTTGACGATGGAGGCCTCGATCATGCCAGGTTCGCCTTGGCGTAGCGGGCGATGACGCTGGCGATGAACGGGCTGACGTCTTTTTGGGTGTAAGATGTGGTGGCGAGGCCGCCCATGCCTTCCGAGACCTTGCCCAGCCGGTCGCGGCCGCGATAGCGCAGGCCGACCAGCTCCATCACCGCCTCGGCGACATCGGTGGGCGGAGTGGCGTAGCCAGCGGTATAGGTCACGGCCACATTCGCCAGGCCGCGCCAGAACCAATGCCCGTACAGCACGATGACATTGCCGTTGAGCACCCAGCCCACCTGGCCGGGCGCGACCGAGGGCTGGATCGCGAGCGGACCGATCGACAGGGACGCCACCGAGGTCACCGGGGTCTGGCGCAGATAGAGCCGGGTCCCGCCTTTGCCGTCATAAAGCTCGCTGTAGGTCTGCTGCAGGATCGCGCTGGCGCAGGAAGTGGTGAAAAAGGCGCTGGCGGCCGTGATCAGGCGCGCCAGCACGGTGTCGTCGTTGGATTGCAGATCGCCGCCGAGATAGGCTTTGACATCCGCGATCAGGACGAGGTCGCTTGCCGCCATGGGGGCCTCCAAACCGGTTAGACCGCGAGGGTTTCACCCCCACCCAACCCTCCCCCATCGAGGGGGAGGGCTTTTGGGAATCAGCCGTTGGCGATGTTGCTGATGACGCCCATGGCGAAGGGGGCGTAGACGGCGAGGACTTCCTCGGCGTAGACGCCGAATTCGTAGGCGCGAGTCTTGAGCGGCCAGTCCATCCGGTAATAGTCGCGGCGGGTCTTCACCTCGGCGACGTTGGGCACGTTGGAGGACTGGTACTGCGCCGGCAGGTTCTCGGCCCAGCCCAGGATGGTCCCGGCGGGGACGAAGGGGTGAATCTTGACCGGGATCTTGTAGCCGCCGTCGAGTGCGAACGGGTTGTAGTAATACTCGACGACACCGTTGGCGACGATGGCGAACGGGTCCTGGCCGTCGGTGGTGTAGCGCAAGATGGGCGAGGACGAAGCGTTCAGCACCTTGTTGGTGATGTTCCGCTGTTCCTGGCTGTTGACATAGAGAACGGTGGGACTGACCTCATACAGATCCCACATCTTTTCCAGCATCTGGTCGATCTCGTTGACCGAGCCGCGGCCGGATGCGGTGAGCGGCGTGCCGGTGCCGGCTGTACCGGTCCCCAGATAATCAACATAGGCGCCCGAGCTGGATTTGAGGGCGGAGGTCAGCAGGCCGTCATAGGCGAGGCCGGGATTGGCGGAGGAATCCGCGGTCACCGTGGAAGCGGCCTGGCTGGTGGTGGCGAGCGGCGCGGAAAAGGCGGCGCTGTTGATGGTCGTGATCGCCTGCAGCTTCTCCGAGCCGGCGGCGCCGACGAACCAGGCGTAGCCGACCGCGCCGACCGAGGCGGTAACGGTGGCATAGAGGGTCTGGCCGGAGGTCACCGCCTGAGTCGCGTTGGCGGACGGGGCGGACGATCCGCCATTGAGCGTGAAGCTGTTGCCATCGGCACCGGTGATGCTCTTGGTGGTGGCGACGCCGCTGGCGAGGCTGGAGTTGCGGTAACCCTCATAGGTCAGCGCCACCACGATGACCGAATAGGTCGCCGCGGTCAGGCTTCCGCCGGAGCCGCTGGCCGACAGCGAGGGCGTCGCCGGCGTGCCGAGCTGCAGCGAACCATTTCCGCCGATGAAGGCGTTTTCCTCCTTCAGCATCATCTTCTGGAGCAGGCGCATGGTGGCGGTGGCCTGGATATCCTCGAAGCCCTGCGCGGCGGACACCGCTTCGAAGGTCACCGAGTCTTCCTCACCCACCGTGGCGTAGGAGGCCGAGCGGGTGGAGGTGTTGTAACTCATCCGTCCGGAGCGCTGGCCTTCCGGGACCCACCCCATCGCATCCCAGCCGGAGCCGATGATGGCGTTGACCTGCCGCCAGTTGGTGGCCGTGCCGGTCCCGCCGCCGACGCGGGGCAGCACGTTACGGATCGGCGTCGCGGCCGGATAGAGATTCTTGGCCGAGGGCTGCAAGTCATAGGCGACCAGGCCGGTCGCGGTGGTGATCGCCTTGCCCAGAGTATCGGGCTGGCCATTGGCGAGGGCGTCCTTGACCAGGGCCAAGGTTTCGGCGGTTGTGATACCGTTCATGTGATGAGGCTCCATCATGAGGGACAGGGCGCCGTCACGGCGCTCCCTTCGCCTTGCCCAAGGGCGTGTTGATTGATCCGGCCGGCGGGCTTCACCGACTGAAAGAAATTCCGTTCAGACTGGAGGCGTTAAGGTTCGCTATTCGGCTGGAAATCGGGGTGAAGCTCGGGGAAATCCCGTACGACCTCGCGAGTCACATTCTCGTACAATGCGACGATACAGGAGGCGATGCCCCTGCGTATTTTATGTCGCTCGGCCTCGTCTTCGATCTCCCGGGAAGTATTGCCAAGTTCCTCCAGGATGTCATCGATCCGATTGGCGGCGTCGACGAGCTTCTCGGCTGTATCGCGGTTCATCTCGAACACTCGGAATTTGCATTAATAATCTTCATCTGGTGCAGACAGTTTCTCATGCAAATGCGAAAGTGAGAATGGCTGAATTTCTTACCCCCTCTCCCGGAGAGGTTAGGTCGGGGAGATGCAGGTCAACCGCGGTTGGCGAGGCGTTCGATCTGGCCCAGGGTCAGCGGGCGGCGGAGGGCTCGTTTGGTGAGTTCGAGCGGGTCGCGGGTCGCGGGTTCGGCGGACTCGAAACCGCCCAGGCGGTCGGCGGATTTTTCGATCGGGACGGCGCGGAGCGCGGCCTTGCGCAGGGCGGGCATCTGGGCCAGTGCTTTCTTCAGCGCGTCGCGTTCGGCGATCAGGTCGGCGAATTCAGTGCGGTGGCGCTTGTCGGCCATGGTGTCGTCCGAGAGGTCGGAGCCATCGTCAGCGTCGGGATCGCAGCCGGCGCAAGCGGCGCCGAGCGAGACGGCGCGGTCGTGGATATCCTGGATGAGCTGGAGGTCGGCGGCGGAGTTGCGGGCCCCCACCTTTCCAACTGCGTCGCCGTCGGCCTTGTACATGGTGAAGACGGCTTCGGGATTGGCGGGACGGTCGACCAGGCTGATTTCGGAGAGCTTGACGCCGGTGATGACGTGTTTCAGGGCGCGGTCGCGCTCGACGACGCGGCCGCCGATCGAGAAGCCCTTGTAGACGCCGGAGGTCACCTTTTCCCAGGCGACGGGATCGACGATATGGGCGGCGAGATAGAGGCCGCGATCGTCGAGCTCGGCCTCGGTCGCCACGCCGACGGCCGAGGGCTGATGCATCTCGCGGATGTTGGCGAAGCGCATGTAATCCGGCAGCGCGGCCTCGAGCGCCTCGCGCTTGACGATCTCGCCCTGGCTGTCGAGCGCCTCGGTCGAGGCATAGCCGAACACCATGTGCTGGGCCTCGTCGATCTTGGTGATCTTGGCGAAGAGTTTCATGCGGTTTCTCCCAATTCTTGAAGGCTTACGGACATCGATTTCGGCCGGTTGTGCTCGCCGCA